GCCTCACGCCAGCCAAGATGCTACTTTTACTATCACGTTTACTGCATCAGATGGCATTAATCAGGCTACAAGCGCTAATGAGTTTAGCTTGTCGTTTATTACGATTGTAGCGGATAGTAACCACACAACTTTGTTAGCCACTGCTACGGGTACGTCTGACAATAATAATATTACCGATAGCTCTTCTAATAACTATAGCATTACAGTAACTGGCGATACTTCCGCTGGTACGTTTAGCCCTTATCGCAGCGGAGGTTATAGCACTTACTTTGATGGGTCAGATTATTTACAGCTATCTGCCACAGCAACTGACCTTCTCCCCGAAACATCAAACACAACAATCGAAGCGTGGGTAAATACGACAGGAACAGGCCACGTTGCAATATTCAGTAATTTTAACCCACCTTCCCCCTTCAACGGAATGGAAGTTGGATTATATAACGGCTACCAAACAATTTATTCTCAAGGAAGCTGGATTAACAACACAGGCGGCACAGGGGTCAGTACAATCAATGATGGTTCGTGGCACCATTTGGCTTGGGTCATTTCGAACAGTGGAACAACAGTCACAACTTACGTTGATGGTGTTCAGAACTATACGTCTTCAATAACTGCGTCTACAACTGGAAGCAGTAACCAACGCATTGGGGCTTCTTCAAATAGCACTGTAAATAGACATTTTACTGGTTATATATCCGATGTTAGGTTTGTCAAAGGAACCGCTATTACACCAGCATCAGGTGGCCCAACTGAACGCCTTACTGCCGTAACTAATACACAACTACTTGCTTGCCACCTACCCTACATTGCGGATGGATCAACTAACGATCACTCTATCACAGTAAACGGCGATGTTTCAACAAAACCATTTTCACCCTACGACTACGAAGAATACTCAGCAACTGATCACGGTGGGTCTGTGTATTTTGATGGTAATGGGGATACTTTAGAAATACCCCATAGCACCAATGTTGGGGCGTTTGGTACAAATGATTTTACAGTTCAACTTTGGTACTACACAGAAGCCATTAATAATCAGGATTATTTAATTGACTTTAGGCAATACGGAGCTAATGGAGATTATCTTAGTATTTCCAAAAATGGGTCAAATAAAATTGTTGTAGCTGAAGGAGGCTCTAACCGAATAACTGGAACAAAAGATATTAGTTTAGGGCAATGGTTTTTTATAACGGTACATAGAGACAGTGGATCATTAAAACTTTTTGTAAACGGTGAGCAAGACGGAAGCACTTACTCTGATAGCACTAATTATGTCGCTGGTAGTTCGGGTAATTTTATAATTGGTAAAAATAACGGTAGTGCAAGCTACCTTATGCAAGGTTATTTATCTGACATTAGAGTGACACACGGATCGGCTTTAGATGGAACTACAGTTCCTACTGCTCCTTTGTCTTCAACTGGCGCAGAGCTACACATCAAAGGTACAGATGCTTCGATTATAGATAAATCGCAAGGCTCTAACCTAAAGCTGGTTGGTAATACTACTGGTTCAACTGATGAGGTTAGAACAGGCAACTGGGCTAATACTAAAACTATGAAGTTTGATGGAACTACTGATTATATTATTTCTCAAGAACCCGTACTACTAGGCACACAAGACTTTACGGCAGAGTGTTGGTTGTATTACCAATCTGGCTTGGAACTTATGGGAAATAGACTTTCTAACGGTTCCGGTGGTTTTAGCGTTAGAATAACCTCAACTTCTATTACTGTAGGTAATTCTTCTGGAACTGGCTTTGGTAGCGTTTTTAGCGGTACAACGTCATCTTTAACAAATGCTTGGCATCATATTGCAGTATCCAGATCATCAGGTGTCACTAAGATTTATGTCGATGGCTCATCTATTGCATCACATTCTAGTGCTATAGATTTTTCTTTAAGTAATCCGTTTGTAATTGGATATGCTTATTCGAATGGCAGCGGCGCAGCCTCTATACAAGGCTACATCCAAGATTTTAGAGTTACCATAGGCAAGTCTCGCTACACCGCAAACTTCACGCCACCATCAGCGCCACTAGAAGGCTAACCAATGCTAGGCTTTAGTCCTCTCGCATCAGCACCACTATCAGACGATGGGATTGTAGTAGTCTCATCGTCTATTAGTTTGTCTGGTGTAGCGAGCCAAGTAATACATAACGATGTAGTAGGCGTTAATAGTTCCACTAAATCTATCTCAAATGTTTCCTCTCAGGTTACACAAGGGTCTCTTTCAACTACAGTAGACGTATCTCTTTCTACTACCTCTACTACAGGTCAACTAGGTACACTAAGTCAAGTAGTTGGGGTTTCAACTACATTAGACTCTGTATCTACTGCAAGTCAAGTAGGCACTATTACAAGGTCTACAAGTTCTAACAAATCTCTTGCATCAGTATCTTCAACTGGGTCAGTAAACGATCCTAGTGCGTCTACAAGTTCTAACAAATCCGTTACATCTGTATCTGCTACAGGTCAAGTAAGAACTCCACAGATAGGCCCATCAGAGCATCTTGTAGCTGTATCAGTAACTGGTAACGTTACTAGCCCCTCTCTTGTTGTATCTTCTAGTGTAGAGATTAATCAGGTTACTTCTACTTCTCAAGTAGGCTCTCTTGTAGGTACAACTGATGAGATAGGTGAACTAACGTCTGTTTCCTCTACAGTAAGTGTTTCTTCTGTTGAAACTAATGCAGAATCCTCAGAAACGCTTTCCTCTTTAAGCTCAAGCTTATCAGCAACAGACTTATCTTTAGTTGCATCTTCAAATGAGAGCTTAGTAAACGTTTCTAGCTCTGCTACTGTAAATACTTTAGTTGTATTTGTTAGTGACGAGGTATCATTATCAGGAGTGTCATCTTCTGTTGATGTTAACGATTTACCGTTTGTAGGCATACCTGTTAATGCAACGGTTAATTTAGGTGACTTTCTAACGCCTAATCTATATTACTCTGGTAGAGCGCGCTCTGGTTCATCCTTATCTACTTATGGAGTTATTTACACCTCTGTAGGGGGAACAAGATACTCAGGTGATAGTGTCAAAGTTAGTCTAGAATTTAAAGTAGATAGTTCTGCAAGTGATACAGAGATTCAGTATTTGTTTGAGTCTAGAAACCCTGCTTATAATAACAGTGGTTATAACAATGACTTACACATATATAGACAAGGAAGTTCCATAGAGGTAGGCTTAACGCTTATATCCTCATTACTTAGAAAAACATATAGAAACTTTACTTTAAATTACAGCTTTAGTAAGGAGGTTTGGTATAGGATTACTGTATACAATAGTGGTCAGACACTGTATGCACAAGTCCATAATGCTGTAACTGGTCAACTACTTCACAGTGAGAACTCTTTAATGAGTGTAAGCTATGGAAGTTACTCAAGCAGCTCTTACAAATTTTGGCTAGGGTACAGTTCTTCTTCTTTTGATTTCACACTTGGTACTAGCCCCGGGTTTAGTTCAAGTACAAGATACTTTGACGGTCTATTACATAATGTAAATCTTTCTGTTCCCAGTAATACACTACGTGCTAAGGTTTGGAGTCAAAGAACATCAGTATCAAACCCTAGCTCTTCTATACCGGGGGCGCACGTTAATCCTGCTTCAGATTGGGCTGATGCTCAGTCTAACTTTTCTAATAGCGCTTCAAATGGCTCTACCGCCGCCACTTCAGACATACCAGTATTTGAAAGCCCTTACTTATCAAATCATTTAGTCAGTACTAGTGTAGCAGCTAATAGTGTAACTGCTATCTTTAGTTCAAATGTTACAGCATTTCCTACAGGGGTTTCATTTTCTGCTCAAGTACAGGCTTTAGAAGAGACTTTAGTTAGCAGCAGTAAAACTCTTGACTCAACATCTAGCGTAGCAGCCTTAACATCTGTCACTCAGGTACACTCAAGCAATAAGACACTACCTTCTGCAGACTTTACATCTTCAGTAAACGATGTTGGTAAGTCAGTATCTTCTTCTGTAATACTTGATACTACAAACTCTCAAGCCTCTGTAACAGATTTAGTTTCTCTTACAACAGATGTTTTAACTGGTGTATCTTCAAGTGTAACCTTTAATAACCTATCAGTTAACCTATCTACTACTTTAACGACAGTCACTTCTACATCACAAGTCTCTGACTTAGTAGTTGACATTGATGAAATTATACCACCCTCACTGTCGGTATCTTCTCAAGTATCTGTAGGTCAAATTGTTGCTGGTGGTGGATCAACTTTAGATGATGTAAGCACTTCCACACAAGTTGGAAACTTATCTGGTAACTCTACAGACCTACTTCAAGGTGTAGGCTCTGAAGGCCAGACAGGTGACTTATCTACTATCAATGACTCTTCCGTTGAAGTTAACTCTGTAACATTAGTTACAAGTATATCTAGTCAGGTTGGAACTAACCTAGTAGTAGATGTAACGGGTGTAGAAGCTGGCACAGCCGTTCAGTTTGGTGGAGTAGAATCACAGGAAGCTGTACTAAGAAGGCTTGAAAGTCCTTGTCAAGTAGGTACGCTAACTATAAACGTTAGTGTAACTTTGCCTTCTGCAAGCTCTGCTTTCAATGCTTCTGATGAAGTAAAGGGTGTAATAAACGCATCTGTACAACTAAGTACCTTACCGTTAGTTACTGTGGGTAGAGGTTCTATAACACTATCTACAGATGGGTTTAACTTTGAAGAGTTTAAGAATGCTTATGATAGAGCAAGAACTGTTTATATTTCGAGGGCTGCTTAATGCCAAGTACATCTGATGAAAGAACTGTTGTTATAGTAGAAGAACTTAGAACAGTATTCGTAGAAAAAGATGATACACCTTTTGACAGGTTTATCTACATTACTAAGTAAAGGATCATAAAATGGCGTTTAGGTGGCCTAACAAAGACCCAGATGAAACACTTGACTATAGTGTTGATTGGTCACGTTTTCTAGGTGATAAGACAATATCAAGTGTTCAATGGTTTCTTAGAGATGAGAACCGTGTTATGCAAGAGGTCACGGCTGGGCAAACTCTCAATAATATAACTATTACGTCTACGACTAATACTGACACAGTTGCGACAATATATATTGCTGGTGGACTAAACAATATTGACTACAAGTTTACCTGTCGTATAACTAACAACTTAGCTAATACTGTAGAGAGATCTATTAAAATAAGAATGCGGGAACAGTAATATGGCATACGACTTTTTAGGTATAGTTAACGACATAAACAGAAGGTCTAATGAGGTAGAACTTACAACAGCTAACTTTGATACAGTTACTGGTTACTATTCTGCTATTAAGGACTCTGTTAACTCCTCAATTAACTTTATAAATCAGCACGAATATGAGTGGCCTTTTAATCACTCTGAGGAAGAAGAGACACTTACAGCTAACATTGTTAGGTATTCCACTCCCGGGGATGCTAAGACTATTGATTGGGATAGCTTTAGAATAGCTAGAAGTGCTACACTAGGTAATGAAACAGTTAAATTAAAATTGATTTCATACGAAGAATATCTTGACAAATACGCAGATTACGAGTATAACTCTGAGTTAAAAGGTATGCCACGTTATGTGTTTCAAACACCTAGTAGAGAGTATGGATTAGTGCCTGCTCCAGACAAAGCTTACACTATCTTTTATGAGTATTACAGACTACCTGTCGATTTAGTTAACTCTACTGATGTACCCTCTTTACCAGAGTACTTTAGACACGTTATTGTAGACGGTGCTATGTACTACTTGTTTATGTTTAAGGGTGATATGCAAGCAGCTAATGCCTTACAGCAAAAGTTTCTTATGGGTATTAAACATCTAAGAAGTACCTTTATAAATAGAACGAACTATGTAAGAGACACTAGAGTACATTACTAATGGCTATACAGTATCAAACATTTCCTATAGAATTTAAAGGGGGTCTTATTTCAAACCTAAGCCCTCTTCAACAGGGTGTAAATGCTGTAGGATCAGCCACTGTTTTAGAGAACTTTGAACCATCTACAAGTGGCGGGTATTCTAAAATAAAAGGTTTTGCTAAGTTTGATACTACAGTTTTACCGGGGTCAGGTGATGTTTTACTTACTAAGGTATTAGGTCTTAACTTTGTTTTAGCGGCTAGGGCTGATGGTGGTGTTACTAAATACTACGAAAGTCAAGGAAGTGGGTGGACTTTAAGAGGAACCGCTGCTTCTTTAGGCCAAAGAGTTCGTTTTGTTGATGTTGTGTTAAGTGGTAAAAAGAAAACTATATTAGTGGATGGAGTTAACTTTCCAGCTATTTATAATGACACTGATGACACCTTTACTTTTTTGTCAGCCTCTAACTCTCCAGACATAGCTGCATCATCAGATGTAGAGTTCTTTAAAAATCACTTTTTCTTTGCTAGTGGTGCTAACCTTGTATTCAGCGCACCCTTTGATGAGACGGACTTTTCTGCAGCTAATGGTGCTGGTAACCTCTCTCTAGGATCTGAAATAGAAGGATTAAAAGTATTTAGGGATCAACTTATAATTTTTACTAAAAGGTCTATACATAAGCTCGTCGGTAACAGTATTTCAGATTTTAATTTATCCCCTATAACACTAGATATTGGTTGTACTGCAAAAGAGACTATTCAAGAGGTTGGTGGAGATATTATGTACCTATCCTCTGATGGTATTAGATTATTATCTGCTACTGATAGAATTGGTGATTTTGGTTTAGCTGTTGCATCTTCTCCTATTAAAAAAGATACAGAGTATTTTCTAAAGCTTGCCAATAGTTTTTCCTCTTTAGTTATAAGGGAAAAAGCCCAGTATAGAATATTTGGTTATAACGCATCTACTCCCTCAGATTTATCACCCGGATTACTCGCAACAAAGTTTTCCGCTCAAGGTGCAGACTCTATAGCTTGGGCTACATTAAAGGGGATGAAGGTAAACGTATCTGACAGTTTAATTACTGGAAACTCTGAAACTATTGTGTTTGGTAATGACTCAGGCTACGTTTATAAAATGGAGTTTGGATCTAATTTTGACTCTGAAAACATAAGGTGTGTTTATGAGTCTCCTTATATGCCTATTCAAGATCCTCAAATAAGAAAGACTTTTTACAGAGTTACCACCTATGTAGAACCAACAGCTACATTTAGTTTAGATATAAACTTATCATACGATTTTGCTGGTCAAGGAAAAGGTACTACGATTGACCCCCCTACAAGCACTCTTGTAAGTGCGGCGGGTGCAGTATCTTTATATGGCGCTCCGACTTCTATTTACAATACATCTACTTATGGAAGTTTTGCTGATAGGGTGTATGAAACATTTGCACTAGGTAGTGGTAAGACGGTTTCCATTAGGTATGAAGATGACTCTACTAACCCAACATTCAAATTAGACACTGCAGTGTTAGAATTTAGAACTAACGAAAGACAGTAAGGACAAACTAAAATGGCAGGATATACAAGACAAGATACTACAGGTCAGATAGCTAATGGTGAAGCTATTGATGCTGATGACATTAACGCTGAGTTTAATGCTGTTCAAACTGCTTTCACTGGTGCATCTGGTCATAATCACGATCCTAGTTTATCTGACTCAGGAGCGCCCATTGAGAAGGTTGGCCCTGCAGGACAAATTACGGTAAACTCAACTCAAGTATTGCCTAATGGTGATAACACTATAGATCTTGGTGGTTCAGCGTCTAGTGCCAGATTTAAAAACGGTTACTTTGGAACAAAAGTCTCAGCGGCTACTCTTGATGGGGATACTGTAGTAGCTGGTAGTAGTGGTTATATGACCCTTACAGATAATGAGTTAGGTGTTTCATCAGGTGACCTTCTTGTAGATGTTGCTGGTGATATGACTGTAGATGTCGCTGGCGGTAACATTCTCTTAAAAGATGCAGGAGTTGACTTTGGTAGCCTAAACAATGTATCTGGTAATATGACAATTAAGTCTGGTACTACAGATGCTCTTCAATTTACTGGCGCTAATGCTGACTTTCAAGGCACTCTAGATGTAACAGGTGTTGCAACCTTAGATAATAATTTAACTGTTTTGGGAGATGTAGATTTTAGTAACGCTACTGTAGGGGGTACTTTTACTGTAACACCCCCCTCTACGTTTACAGGCACCGTAACAGGTAATGGTGGTTTCTCAGGATTACTTACAGGTAACGTAAAGGGTGACGTAGTAGCTACTGATGGAACTGTGGTTCTTCAAAATGGTACAGATGGGTCGGATGCTGTTCTAACTGGTACAGTCTCAAGTCTATCTAATCACGACACTGATGATTTATCAGAAGGTTCTACTAATCTTTACTATACGTCTACTAGAGCAGATAGTGCAGCAAAAGGTGCTATATCTGTTACAGATGATGGCGGTGACGGTTCTCTAGCTTACGACAGTAGTACAGGTGTTATTACTTACACAGGGCCAAGTGCTACAGACACTAGAGCGCATTTCAGTGGTGGAACTGGTGTATCTATTACTGATGGAGAGGTTACGATTGGTCAGGCAGTAGGTACAAGTGATGATGTTACTTTTAATAATCTCACAGTAGACGGTGATTTTACTGTAGGTGGTACTACAACAACAGTAAATAGTACAACTGTAACTGTAGATGATCCTAT